CTACGAAACGAATGTCCTGAAGAACCGGCTTTGGTACCGGGGCGAGCCGTCGGAGTTGGACCAGTTTTTCAAGCAGACCGCCACGGACCCGGTGAGCAGCTCCCGGTTCTGGGCGGCCGTTCCCTCCGCGGGACTCAATATCCGAAAGATACACTCCGGGCTGCCGGCAATGATGGTGGAGCGGCTGAGCGACATCGTAACGGCGGATCTTACCGGCATAGAGCCTGAGACGGAAGAGCTCAGCACGCTGTGGGAAGAAATCAGCGAAGACAACAAATTCTCAAGGCTGATTGACAAGGCCATTGTTGACACTCTGGTCGCCGGTGACGGGGCTTTTAAAATCACGATAGATACGGCCATCACCGAATATCCGATTATTGAGTTCTTCTCCGGTGAGCGGGTGGAATATAGGCTGACCCGGGGGCGGCTGCAGGAAGTAGTATTTTACACTGACTATACCGTTAAGGACAAAGACTACCGCTTGGAAGAGGTTTTTGGCCGCGGCTATATCAACTACCAGCTGCTGAACTCAGACGGGAAGGAGGTCCCCCTGGCCACGGTGCCCGAGCTGGCGGAACTGGTGGACGTGACATATGCCGGAGACTTCATCATGGCTGTGCCGCTGATGTTCTTCGAATCCCCGAAGTGGAAAGGGCGGGGCAGGAGCTTATTTGATAGTAAGAGCGATTCCTTTGACGCCCTGGACGAAGTGGTCAGCCAGTGGGTGGACGCGATCCGGGCCGGCCGGGTGCAGAAATATATTCCGGAAGACATGATCCCGAAGAACCCGGAGACCGGGGCCCTGATGCGGCCAAACCCCTTTGACAACCAGTTCATTAAGCTAAACGCAGTCATCGCGGAGGATAAAAAAGGCCAGATAGATTTTGTGCAGCCGGAGATCCTTTATGAAGCCTTCATGAGCACATATGCGAGCACTCTGGATATGTGCCTGCAGGGGATCATGAGCCCGGCCACCTTGGGAATCGACTTGAAGAAACTCGATAATGCCGAGGCCCAGCGAGAGAAGGAGAAGGCCACGCTTTACACGAGAGGCAAGATTATCGAAGCCCTTGAAAATGTAATCCCGCAGGTGGTTGATACAGTACTCAAGGTGTATGACACCATGCAAGGCAGGAGACCCGGGGATTACGTTGTTACAGTGAACTTCGGAGAGTATGCCAGCCCCAGCTTTGACAACCTGGTCGAAACCGTAGGCAACGCCCGTCTCAAAGGCATTATGAGCATCGAGCAGGCCGTTGAGGAGCTCTACGGTGACAGCTGGACCGAGGAGCAGAAGGCCGAAGAGGTGCGCCGGCTGAAAGCGGAGCAGGGGTTTATCCTGGCCGATGAACCAAAGGTAAAGGACGACCTGGGCGGCGAGGGCGATGAAGAATAAGCAGCGCAAGCCCGACCCCTATGATATCGCCCAGATTTATGCCGAGATGGAGCTTTACCTGGTCACCTCGATGATCCGGAATTACGAGCGGCACCTAAAGGAGCAGGAGAAATATGGCTTCAAGTGGGAACAGTGGCAGCTCCTGCAGCTGAGAAGAATACACCAATTTAGAAAAGAAGCCCAAAAAATAATCAAGAAAAGCAGCGAGACTGCCAAAGGCGCCGCGAAGCAGCTGCTGGTGGAATCCTACGGCGCCGGCAAAGGTAAGGTCGAGGCACTAATAGAGGCCGTTACCGGCGACCTGGACAAGGCTGAACATGCGATATTTCGATTTGTTGATGATGTGTACCGGCAGACCATCTTTAAGGCACAGATGCACCTGGATACCGGCACCATGACGCTGAGGCAGGCTGTCGACCTGGCCACAAAAGATTTTCTGGACCAGGGCATCACCTGCATAGAGTACAAGGACGGCCGCCGGGTGAACATCGCCAGTTACGTAGAAATGGCCTTGAGAACGGCCAGTCAGCGGGCAACCTTCATGGCCGACGGCGAGAAGCGGGACCGGTGGGGCATACATACTATCTTTGTATCGGCTCACGCCAATGCCTGTGATTTGTGCATTCCCTGGCAGGGAAAGGTGCTGATTGACGATGTTTATTCCGCCGGAATAAGGCCAAGGGACGGCAAATACCCGCTGCTGAGCGAAGCCATGGACGCGGGGCTGCTGCACCCGAATTGCAGGCATACCCTGGCGACATACTTTCCGGGCGTAACCGAACTGCCTAAAGTGCCGGATGAGGCGGAAGCCCGGAAGAATTATGAGGCCGAGCAGAAGCAGCGCTACCTCGAGCGCCAGGTTCGGCGGTGGAAACGCCGGGAAGCTGGAAGCCTGGACGAAGGCAACAAGTCCGCGGCCAAGGCGAAAGTCAAGGAGTGGCAGAAGCGGATCCGGGAGCACTTGAAAGAGAACCCGCAGTTGAGGCGGGATTACCATAGAGAGAAAATATATGATACGGCTAGCTAAAGAGGTGGTGAGGTGATGGTAGCAAGCGTTCAAATAACCTTAATAATCTGCCTAACGGTAATTGTGTTGTATTTATTACCCAAACCCAAACGCTGAGAGGCGTTTTTTTACTGCTCTTTTTAAAAGTTTGTAGAGCATAAAGAACAAAGATACTCCTGACCGGGAGCAACCGGTATAAAAATGCTATGGGAGGCTGTGAAGTAAATGGAATGGATCAAAGCACTGTTGGAAAAGCACACCAAGGAAGGCAAGCTGGATACAGAGGCCTTTATGGCCGAGCTTAAAACCGAGTTCCCCAAGAATGCGGTCCCGAAGGATGTATATAATGCTGCGGCTGACGCGAAAAAGAAGCTCGAAGCAGACCTGAAGGACCGGGATCAGCAGCTTGAGGAACTGAAGAAGTCTGCCGGCAACAGCGAAGAGTTGAAAAAACAGATCGAGCAGCTGCAGGCCGACAACAAGAAGAAGGACGAGGAATACCAGGCCCAACTCAAAGACCTGACACTGACCAACGCCATCAAGCTGGCCGTGGCCGGCAAGGTCCATGATGAGGACCTGGTGGCCGGCCTGATTGATAAGGAGAAGCTGGTCATTGATGGCGACAGGGTTGTCGGTCTGGAAGACCAGCTCAAGAGCCTGCAGGAATCGAAAGCCTTCCTCTTCAAGCCGGCGGACGGAGACGAAAAGCCGGGCTTCCAGCCCAAGGTTGGAAGTGATGGCAAGGGAACTGACAAGGCGACTGATGAAGTGCTGGCACAAATCTTTGGAAACGTGCCAGCCGGAGGTGGCCAACAAAAGTAAAACGAGGAGAGATGAAGTATGACTTCACTAACGGACATGTATAACTATGTAGATGCTTTTTTAACCCAACTGGAGCAGAAGTACAGCCGCGAGCTGACCAGCTCCGCGCTGACGACCGATCGCGCCATCTTTGTAGGCGCGAAGACGGTGAAGATCCCCCGGCTTGACCTGGGCGGGTATAAGAATCACTCCCGGGCCGGCGGGTGGAACCGGCAGACGCTGGCCAACGACTTCGAGCTGAAGGTACTGGAGCATGACCGGAACGTGGAGTTTTACGTGGACGCGATGGACGTGGACGAGACCAACCAGATTCTGTCCGCGGCGAATATTACCAACGTATTCGTGACCGAGCAGGCGATTCCGGAGCTGGACAAGTACCGGTACAGCAAGCTTTATAGCGAGTATGTTGAGCTGGGCAAAACCCCGGATACTACTGTGCCGAGCCTGGCAAACGTGCTGCAGATTTTTGACAGCATGATGAAGGCCATGGATGAGGCTGAAGTGCCGTTGGAGGGGCGCCGGCTGTACGTGACCCCGACCATTATGGAGCTGCTCAAGCAAGCAAACGACCTGCGGCGCGTAGTGTTGGTCCAGCAGGCCGGCGGAGCGGTGAATAGGGCTGTTCGTTCTCTGGACGATGTGGAGATGGTGATGGTACCATCCAGCCGCATGAAGACTGCGTATGACTTCACTAACGGGGCTGTTCCTGCTGTGGACGCGAAGCAGATCAACATGATCCTGGTGCACCCCAGCAGCGTGATTGCACCGATTAAGCACTCTGCTATCTATCTGTGGCCTCCCGGCAGCCACACAATGGGCGATGGCTACCTGTATCAGAACCGCAGCTATACTGACCTGTTCCTTATCGAGCGTAAGGCTGACGGAGTGCAGATTAATGTGGAAGGCGGAGCAGTCCAGGGTGGGGGTGGAGATTAATCATGGGTGAGCTGTATGCGGTAAAAGGGAATAAGCACCTTAAAATTACCGAGGCTGAGCGTGCTGCCCACCTTGCGCTGGGGTATGACATCGCTGTGGTGGACGGGAAGTCTCTGAAGATAGTGGAGACGTCTCCGTCCAAGACGGTGCCTTATGCCAAGTATAAGGCGCTGCTGGACGAGAACGCGGCGCTGAAGGCCGAGCTGGAGGCACTGAAGGGCGAAAAGGGTAAAGAGAAGGCGAAAGAGGGCGGCAAATAAGCCGCCCTCACCCTTTGGGTTGGGGGTGCTGTATTGTACGCGGATATTGAGTACTACAAAAACGAATACGGGGGCACCGTGATTCCTGATGAGGCCCTGGCCGGACACCTTTCGCGGGCTAGCGATCAGGTGGATGCGCTGACCTACAACCGGATCCGGGGCCGGGGCGGCCTTGAAAACCTGACGTATTTCCAGCAAGAATGTATCCAGAAGGCCGTATGCGCCCAGGCCGACTTCAATGCTCAGTACGGGGCCTATGCGGATATGCCGTTGCAAAGTTACAGTGTAGGCGACATATCCTTAAGCTTCGCTGCCGAAAAAATCAACGGTGTGGCCACCACCCGGGACGTGCTGAACTACCTGGGACAGACCGGCCTTACTTCAAGGGTGGTGTAGAGTTATGCTTGGTAAACTACCCTTCCCCCGCTGGGCTTGCGTAACTCCTATAAAGGTGTTCATTACCGAGCTCAGTGAAGACGGCGAACCGTTGCAGGAGCTGGCCTTCGACGGCCTTTGCAACTACTCGGAAAAATCCCGGCAGATCATGGACGCCGAGCGCCGGCTGATCCAGCTAAACGC